TTTTAATTCAAAAAATTTGACGGTAGCCACATTAGACGTTACTATAAGAGCATACATATATGGACAAGATAATTCCCAAAGCCTCGCAGATGATATAGTTCAAGACATTGAATTTGTTGTTTATCACCAACTGGGGGAAAATCCCGATAAAGGTATACTTGATATAACAATAGACAGTATAGCTACAGATGAAGGATTAGCTGCTCCTTACGGAATAGCAGAGGTTAATCTAAACACAGCCTATAGGCTAGAAAATTAAGGAGAAATAACATGGCATCTCTCAATTTACAGAGAAATTCTGAAGTGTTCTTTTCAACAGTTGATATACTTGGTACCACCAGTGGTTCTGCATCAGTTGCTGCAGCGATGACACCAGGTAATACTTGGAAACTTGAGGTATTAGCAGGATTTGCAGCTACCTCTACGTCAGCTACTCAAGACATCACTTCTCTTGAATCTGGACTAAGCCCAGATCGTTCACAACAAAGATTTAATACAGCAATCAACCCTGTTGATTGGAATATTCAAACATACATACGTCCAACAGGTGCAAATATTGTTGCAGCAAAAGACACAACTACTGCAGCTACGAATACATCAGGTAACTCTAAGCCTGTTGCTGACTGGTATATGTGGCAAGCTCTTGCTTCAAGTACTCTTGCTTCTAAGAAAACACAAGCAGCTATTACAGAGGTTGAAGAGCAATCTGTATGGCAAACTGGTGGTAAATTAGTTACTACTGATGTAACTGCAGCAACTCGAGTGCACGCTTCTACATCTAACTTTGCTATTGCACCAGAATATTTTATGTATTTTAAACTTGATAATGTTATTTATCAGGTAGACAAAGCTACTGTTAATTCAGCATCTGTTGATGCAGGAATCGAAGACATTGCTACTACTACTTGGAGCGGCTTCGGTACTACCATGAAAGAACTTACAGGAGCACCAAGAGATATTGCTGTTGCAACCTTTGGTGGTATTAAAAATGCTGGAGGCGCAGCTGTAGTAGCTAATTCAAGCGCTGCTACTCTTACTCAGGCGTCTTCCTACCATCCATTTAATACTATGAATGTTGCAGGAACAGTGTCAACTAATGCATTTATTAAGAATCGTTTAAGTTCTATTGAGTTCCATCATAAAGCATCTGCCGGTGCTTCTGATGAAAAATTTGTTTTCCCAGTAACTTCTATGAATATTGAGTATACTAACAATATTACATATCTAACTCCAGAACAGATCTCAGCTCTTAATGAACCTATTGGTCAATTTGCAGGAACCAGATCTATAACTGGATCAACTACTATGTATCTTCGTGCAGGTGATTTAGAATCTGCTGGATTCTTACGTAATATTACTGAAGATACACGTACTAACTCTGCACAAACATCTAATGCAAATGTTATTATTGGCGGTGCAGTGGCTCCGTATTTAGCTTTCACCATGCCTGCAGCACAATTCAGCTTTCCATCTATCCAAACTGAAGATGTTATTTCTATGAGCGTTGACTTTATGGCTCAAGAACCTACAGCTACTAAAGGCGGAGGTGGAGAACTTACACTATTTGCCGCTAAAAGCTAACTAAAAAATTAATGTGTTTCTGAGGGGGAACACCACATTATTAACCAGAAGAGCACCCACTACTTGCAAGTCCAGGTTCCCCCTCACCTAAGACAAGCAGATATGTAGTGGGTGTTCGTTTATCATCCTAGAGGGGAAAAACTATGAGTAAAATTAAAGGCTTAATTGCTAAAGAAACTGCAACTTGGGTTGAGTTTCCAGAGATGGAAGAGTTTCAAATTCATCTTCGCTATTTAACGCGTGAAGACTTAATGAAGATCCGTAATAAGGCTCTTACGTATAAATTTAATAAACGTACTCGTCAACGGGAAGAAGAAGTTGACAATGAAAAATTTCTTGAAGCATATGCAGAAAGAGCTATTGCAGGGTGGAAAGGGCTTAAGGTAAAACATTTACCGGTTCTTTTACCTGTTGATATTTCAACAATGGACGCCGCAGAAGAAGTAGAGTATTCTATGGAAGATGCAATTGAACTTTTAAAAAATTCAACTATTTTTGATCAGTTTATTACAGATACTATGAATGATTTTGAACAGTTTTCAGTAAAAAAGAAAGAAACTAACATAAAAAACTAACTGACTACCTCCAAAGTTCTTTTGGGGGTGGTGGGATGTCAGCAGATCAATATATATTGATGTGTGAACAGATGGGTTGGGAACCAAAAGAGGAAGATCTACCTCAAGATGGTTCTAACCTATCTTTAGAGTGTCAACAAGCTCTTACTGTTCTTAATGCTCTTCCTGACATATGGGATGGTATGAACGGTGTATGGTTAGGAAAAGATTATTCTGGTTTAGATACTATTTTAGATATTTATGACATTGATAATAAACGTGATGTATTTGAATTGTTAAAAGAAGCAGAAGCTGTACTTGGAAAATACTATGCTCAACAAGCTAAATCACGATCAAAAAAATAAGGGGATAACAGTTGGCAACTATTAAAAATACTATACAAACTAATTTTACAACTAAAGGTGCACAGAAAACTGTAAAAGAAACTGAACAGATTGGTAAGGCCCAGACTAGATTGGGCCAAGCCTCTGCCTCAGCTGGACGTTCTTTTGCTGCGCAATCAAAAGGTTTAGGTGGTTTAGTTGGTATTTATGCTTCAGCTGCTGCTAATATATTTGCTCTTAGTGCTGCTTTTGAAGCATTAAATGCTTCTGCACAATTTGAAACAATTATTAGAGGTACTAATGCTCTCGCTGCGGGCGTGGGTGAAAGTGGTATGGCTGTTATCTCTTCTATTAAAGAGATAACAGGCGGCCAACTTTCTATTGTTGAAGCATCTAAAGCAGCCAACTTAGCCCTATCTTCGGGCTTTAGTAAAGACCAAATTGAACAAATAGCTGGTGTAGCTCTTAAAGCATCTAAAGCTTTGGGTAGAGATTTAACAGATTCTTATCAAAGACTTACCAGAGGTATTATTAAGCTAGAACCTGAACTGTTAGATGAACTTGGTATATTTACACGTATTGATCCTGCTGTTCAAAAGTATGCAGCTTCCGTAAATAAAAGTGTAACAGATCTAACTCAATTTGAACGCAGACAAGCTTTTGCTAATGCAGTATTAGAAGAAGGTACTAATGCTTTTAAAGATATTGACACCAGTGTTAGAAGTACTCAAGAAGTATTTTCTACTCTAGCAGCAAACTTCTCAGATTTAGCTATACAAGCTGGCTCTATTGTAGCAAATAGCTTAAAACCTTTTGCAGAATTTTTAGATAAAAATTTAGGAAATAGACTCATATTAGTGGGGGCGGTAGGGGCTTTGGTCTTTGGCGCTCTAAAAACTGTTATATCTACCTTCGCAGTAGCAGGCTTAGGAGCGCTATCTGCATCTTTAAGCAACGTAGCTGATAACTTTTCTAAAGCTACTTTAAAAGGAGACGAATTAAAAGCTTCTACATTAGCTGCTTCTGATGCTTTTAAAGGTATGGGTGCTTTTGCAGGAGCTGGTCGTAGTGATGGTGCTACTATAAAAAAATCTTTAGCACAAGGACCTTTAAGCACGGGTGAAGCTCTTNATGTTCAATCTAAAATGGATGGTTTTCTTGCCGCTGAAAATGAATATCAAAAAAATATAAATCAAAAACGTGCAGACGGTATTATACTTCAAAAAGATCAAAATAGGCTAATAGCTATGTCTGAAGGAAGAACCAAAGCCTTGAAAAAAACTAGTGAATTAGTTAATCTGCAATTAGAAAAATCTTCTAAAGCTTCTATACTGTTAGGTAAAGGATTAAATGGAGCAGCTAAAGGAGCCAGAGTACTTGGAGTTGGGTTAAATTTTGCTTTTGGTTTTTTAAATACTATCTTAATAGTTGTTACCACTTTACAAGCTGTTCTTAGTTTTTTCGATATTGATGTATTTGGTGCACTACAAAAACTGGTAAACATGATTAGAGGAGATTCTAAACTTGCAGCTGATGGGGCTGAAAGGTTCAGACTAAGTAATGTTCAAAACGTGGGTCTTCTTAAAGCAGAACTTGCATTAAAACGAGCACTTAATGAAGCTGAAGAACAAGGAATTAGAATTACTGAAGATAAACCTGTTTTATCTAAAGAAGCTCAGATTGCTCTTGAGGCTCAATTAGCCATTCAAGTAAATTTAAATGCTTTAGCGAGAGATGAGGTTGTTCGCGATCAAGAAGCCGCAATAGCAAAAAGACATGAATTGCAACTGCAAAAAGAAGCTATACTAGCACAGGCAGAAAAGAATATGGCACAGAAAATAGAAGAAGAATCAAAACTGAGAATTGCCATTATAGACCGAAAAGAGGTTGTTCTTCAAAATGCTTTAGCTGCACAAAAGCAGAAGATAGCGAAGGCCGAGCAATCAGCGGTTATGCAAGCGGAAAAACTAAAAGGTTTAGCAGTGAAAAAAGATGATCTTTCTAAGCAGGCACAAGCAGCTAAAGATGAAGTTACAGCACTTATACAAAAGAATTTTGAAGAAGAAAAGCTATTAAAAATGAGAAAACAATCAGAAGTAATTCTTGAAACTCAACTTAAACTAGTTAAGCAACGAGCAAAGGTTGTTGAAATTGAAAATAAGGCAGCAAAAGAGTCAGCCAATCTTTTAATACAACAAAATGGCTTGAATGACAGAATAGCTACTACTAAAAAACAAATAGCAACGGATGCTGCTGCAGCTGTAGCAGCAGCAAAATCAACTTTACAAGATGAACAGCAAAAATTAAAAGACATGAATGCTCAGAGTATAATTAGTGAAGATAATCATATGAATGAATTAAACCGTTTATCTGAAAAATTTAATATAATATCGGCTCAGCATGACAAAGAGCAAGAAATGCTAAAAGAAAATGCTAACCTTGCTATACTTGAAGCACAAAGAGTAGCCAAAGAACGGAAGGACACTTTTGGTGATAGAAGTTTGTTTCAACAAGGGGTTGATGCCTTAGCAGGTACTACACTTGCCAGTATTGACGCTGATTTAGCAGTAAAAATTGAAGGACTGACAGATAAGCTTAAAAAGGCTGAAAAAAAACTAACAGATAAGTTTATGTCAGTAGCTGGCACAGAAAGTCTTGGAGCAATAAAAGCTAAAATTGAAGAGATACAAGAGTCAGCTACAAAGTCAAGTAGAGCTACTGTGGCTGCTATAGAAGCACAAGAAGGTGTAATTAAGGCGGCACAAGAAAGTTTAAATGCTGCTATTCAAAGTCAATCTGCCGCAGGTTTAACTGATGACCAAAAAATGCAATTTGCTAATGACCAAAAAAGAATTGATGCTGCTGCGCTTGATATTATCGTAAGAAAGAATGCTGCAATAGAACAACAAAATAAACTAATAAAGAACACTATAGATAGACTACGACTCCAAAGAGCAGCACTGGTTAATATAAAAAATACATCTGTAGAAGGTGACGAAGCTGCACAAAGAGACATTGCAAGTAAAATTAACTCAGTAGATATATCTATAGCACGAGAAATGGCAGCACTTGCTGCTGCAGAAATGGAAGCAAATAGTAGCATTGCTATGTCGAGAAGTATTATTGCAGAAGCTACTAATATACTTACAGATCTTAACGCTGGAGGTGCTAGTCTTGATGCTGCTAACGAACAAGACACTAAACTACAAGACATGCTACGAGACTTACCTGCTATAGGAAGAGAGATAGCTGCTATACAAAACCAGATTTCCAGTGGAACAGGAGCAATTTTTGCAAAGAACTCAGACGCAATAGATAGGAATGAAAGTCTTCTAGGACGCTACACTGATCAACTAGAAAGCTTACATGAAGCTTTAAGACGTATTGAAACTGCTAGTGGCACTGTAATAGCAGGACAACAAAGTACCAGAGGCGAAGCCCAAGACAACCTGGAACAATTAGAAAAACAAGTTGAACTACTAAAACAAAGAGCAAAGGTAGGTGATGCATTTTTTGGAGATTTAGTTGGTCCTATAGAATCACAAGAAGGTTTTGCTGGTAAAGAAGATATTACGGCAATCGCCAGAGAACTATTTGGTAAGTCTAAAGATCAAAGATTTGATTTAGGATTTGAGAAGGATAAGTCAGCTGCAACAGAGTTAAGTTTTGTATTTGACGGTGTTAGTGAATCACTTGTAAAATTAAATGAACAAGGCACCATTAGTGGTGGAGTAACTTTAGCTCAAGCTCAAGCTATTCAAAAATTAGCAAGAAATATTTCTTTATATGATAAGCTGGTAGTAGGATTAACAGATGGTACTATTAAAGCTGGGGAAGCACAAAAAGATTTTGAAATTGCTGTTAATAATATAGGAGAAGCTCTACGGGCTCTTGATGCAAAAACGGGAGAGGGTACCGCATTTGGTAAATTTACTGAGGATTCAGGCAAGATCGAGCAAGTTGTAGACGAATTTAGTAAAATAGATAAACTTGCAGAGCGCATAAGTAAAAAGTTTAATAGTGCTTTTAAAGCTGTAGAAGATTCATTTCTTGATGGAAAAATAAGTTCAGAAACTGGTAAAATAGCAAGAAATGCTCAGGAAGAAGCAACATTCCAAAGAAAGACTCTTAGTACATTAGGAGTAAGAAAAAGGGTTTTAACAGAGCTTGGTGTAACACTAGGCAAAGAAGAAGAAATGAAGATTGCTATCAAAAAAGTTGATGATGCTATAGCTAAATTAGAAGCAAATTCTATTCTCAATCAATTCAAAGCAATTCAATTACTTGATAAAGAACTTAAAATGCTTGACAAGAAAAAAAAGCAGTTTGCTGGAATACTTAGATCTGCAAAAGGAGCAAATGAAGCTGCTCGAATAAATAATACCTTACGGACAAATGCAGAAGAGACAGATCTGATCTTTGAGGGCCCTGGTACAACAAACAAATCAGTAGAATTTATTGGTAGAAAGCAAATAGCTATAGAACAACAACTATTAGATAATGCACAGCGTAAAGTGGACTTAGCTAATGAACTAAGACAAGTAGACAACTCTATATATACACAAAGACAAAGTAATGCATCTATGGAAAGACAAATAGGTGCATCAAGAGCACAGGCCAGTGCTGCAGGTGGTCAAGCTGCGTCTCAAGCTCGTATAGTAGCTGCTGAATCTGACTTTACTAAAATTAGTGAGCGTAATATCTTAACTCGTAAAGAACTATTAAAATTAGAGCTTGATTTAGAAAAATTAAAACTCAGCGAACAGAAAAAACAAATAGGTATACAAGCAGGTTTAGCTAAAAAGCAAGCTGAGGATAGCCGCGCAGAAATTCGTGCTAAAAATATGCAATTAGGTAGAGAAAGAGTTCAGCAGCTAAAAGAAGAACAATCAGCTATGGCTATGCTTATAGCACAACAAAATCTACAAACAGAAAAAGATGCACAGGCAAAAGCTGAACAACTGCAAGAGATTAATAACTTAACAGCAGAGAAAGAATCACTTCAGAGATTATCAGAGATACAAACAATACAAGCACAGTTACAGCGTGATCAAAGAGATTCTGAACTTGATATTTTAAAACAAAAAT